AGGGGACAAGCATGACTATCACAAGACAGCAAGTAGACGCATGGGATGCCGAAGTAAACGCTGCATATGAGAGAGGCAGACAAGAAGGCATGAAGCAAGAGCGTGCGCTGTGGGAACTAACAAAGGTGGGGCAGGAGATTGAGGCACAGCCAGCGCGTACAGGCTGGCCCGAAGGTCTGCTGCAAGACGATGACCGCAAGCTGTCGAAGTGGCTGGCATCAAAGCCGGATGCAAAGCATATTGTGGACATGGCACAGCGCCCGTGGGTAGGGCTGACGGCTGAGGAAAGAAATGAAATTTGGAGAAAAGAAATTGGTTGGGGCGACCCATCCCACAATGACGAAGACCTGATGAAGGCCATCGAAGCCAAACTCAAGGAGAAGAACACATGAAAGAAGAATGGCTAATGTCTGGGGCCGTAGTCCCAGTAGACGTTGAAACGACAGCCGCGCTGGTGGCTGAGATACGCAGGCTGATCGACGTTGTTGGCGGCATGGCCTTGGCACAGCCAGCGCAGGTAACGCACACTGTTATTGCTGGCGCATTGTTTGACTTTATGGGCTACCTTACATCACGCAGAGAACGTATCGTGTTGTCGGCTTCTGATGACGCAGCGCCAGCCGTAGATGCCATCAGAGACTTTGCAAAGAAACGAGGCTTGTCACTTGACGATGCGCAGGTAAGGGAATGGATAGATGCCTTGGCACAAACGGAACAAAAAATAAATCATGCCGAAACAGAAAGAATTCACCCATTTAAATTGGCAAAAGGAGAAAAAGGAGTAATAACCTACTCAGGCAATGGCAGTGCTGAACGGCGAGACATTGAAGCGCCCACTGGATACTTTTTTCAGGTAGATAAAAGGTTAGAAGAAGACGATGACATCCAAGACTACAAGAAGCCGTGGGAAGGGCTGACGGCTGAGGAAATTCACGACACAGACGGGTACAAAGAAACGCGGGAGATGTACCGCTTTGCCCACGCCATCGAAGCCAAGCTCAAGGAGAAGAACACATGACTGACCTGACAGAAGCCAACTTGAAAGACTACATCACGGCGATTCAAAAACACATGGAAGAAACGGGTAAGGTGATGGCGATTAAACCAACCAAGGTCATGTGCGTCCCCGATGACTTGGAAAAGATTGGCCTCACGCACGAGGATGTTTTGAAAATGATTAAGGAGAACACATGAGGGGCAGTGGAGTTAAAAACATCGTTGCTGAAAATTTAAGTACGGTCAACCTTCTGCTCAACGTAAAGCAGCAGATGAACAACGCGCTAAAAATGTGTTGGAAGTGCCAGAAGTCAAAATCTTCTGTCGGCGGGCACATAAAAACGTATCCCGGCTTAATGAAGTTTATTTGTAAGGACTGCATGGACGCTAGAGCCGAAGCCAAACTCAAGGAGAACACATGAGTGACTACGACAAGGTTTTGCAAGCCATTAAAGAAATGCGTCCCGCCCAGAACAATCCCCTGCTTGAGGGCAAGACAGCATCGTGGTGGTTGGATAGATTTGAGGACGTTGTTAAACAACTCAAGGAGAACACATGAGATACGCACTACTCTTCTCCGCGCTGCTGGCCCTGCCTGCGCAGGCGCAGATGTTCGATGGCAACAAGCTGCTGGACATCTTCAAGAAGGCGGAGACTGCTGGCAACAACGTGGACTGGGGCGTGAGCCGTGGTTATGTAGCCGGTGTCTATGATGCCCATGTAGGCGTGACCTTTTGCTCTCCGAGCACGATGACCTTGGGGCAGATGGCTGACATGACCCAGAAGTACTTGGAGAACAACCCTGCGGTGCGTCATCTGTCGGCCGATGCCATCATTATTTATTTCATGGGTAAGACTTGGCCGTGCGCCAAGAAGGGTACTGCGTTGTGACCCACACAATCAACTCGGCCCATACGGTAGCGGTATCCACAGACACGTACTGGATACCGATTGATGAGGACACTCCGCGGTCCGTGAAGCTTCAGCTTTTGGGCCGTGGCGGTGTTGCTCACTACGGCAATTATGACGGCGATGACTTTTGGACACACTGGTGTCCCCTACCAAAGAAAAGGAAAGAAGAATGAAGAATTTTAAAGTTTTTGTGAACTACGATTCTGGCCGGCGCGATGAGTACGAGATCGAGGCAGAGTCCGTGGAAGATGTCTACTATTTTGTCTACCAAGACATCGGGTATGACCCGGGTGAAGTCTGCGTTGAGGAGATGGATAATGCTTGACCTGCTTCAATACGACTACAAGAGAGACTGTTTTATTTTGAAAGATACGACCACCAAGCCCGCCAATGCTTTTGATTGGAAACGCTTTACCGATGAGGAGCGTGAGCGCCGAGGAGAAAAACTCGATGAGAACAATACTTCGAGAAAAAGAAGCATTGCTTCGACCAAGGCCATCGAGAGGATTCGGGTCGGTGATCCAGCCTACGGTACGGTGGGGATCAACAGCAAAACCTCGCTGATGATTTCAATGAAGCCGAAGACTTTTAATGTGTACAGCGGCGCGGGGAAGAAGTCAAAATGAAGTGTCCGGAATGTGGTTCTTGGACCTCGGTTATTGAAACACGCAAGCGCACGACAGGCCTGCACAGGCGTTACGAATGCGCGAAGATGCACCGGTTCAGCATGCTGAACGGGCTGCTGGTTCGTATGGATAAAGAAAAACTAGGAGCGGGCCGGCCCTTTAAGGTCGAGCCGAAAAACAATGAACGATAAGAATCCATCGGTCCCATTGACGCAAGAAGATATGCGTGCTTGGTGGCCTTTTACCCGTGTTGAAGGTGCGCTGCTGGAGCAGTTGAACCGGAAGATTCCTAAACCAAAACCAGACTACGAGGATGCATTGCTATGAGAACAAAGACTGCGAAATCTAAAGCCCAAGCCATTCGGGAATTTGTGGAAAAAAATCCAAGTGCAGCTATGCGGAGTGTTGCTGAAAAATTTGATACGTCATACCCCTACACATGCATGATCATCAAGGAGATGTACAAGAAGGCTGCTCCGGCAAAGATGGTCCCTGCCGAGGTCGAAGATGAGGAAGGAAAATTCACTGCTGAAATTCCTGTCCCTGTCAATGCTTTGAACGTGCAGGTATCGGGCGATCACTACAAGCACATGAAAATCCAGCCGGTGGAGTTCATCACTGCTAACAGGCTGTCGTTCCTTGAAGGCTGTATCGTCAAGCGCATCAGCCGTTGGCGCAGCAAGGACGGCCTGAAGGATCTCGAGAAGATCAAGCATGAAGTCGATCTGCTGATTGAACTCGAAGGCCTCAAATGAACAGCATTCAGATGACCAAATCGCAGTTGGCGCAGTCGGCACTGCAATCGTATCTGCGTCTGCACGCTTCGGGCAAGACGAGCGAGATTGCAAAGGAGGTGAATATGAGCAGCGCCATGATCCGCAAGGCGGGCCTGTCCCTTGCTGCGCGGTCCATCGTCGGCGTCGAACTTGTCGCTGGCAAGGGCTCGGGAGAGTACCGGTTCTCGCAGCTGCAGCAGGATCTGTTTGATCAGAAGCCGGAGGAAGCAAAAACCCTGTGGCAGAAGATCAAATCTTTGTTCCAGTAGAAAGGGCCCCGCGGGGCCCTTTTCTTTTGCCTTACTTTGCCTCGCCCCAGCTGGGGCCGATCTCCACATCACAGCGGCTGGGCACTTCCAGCGTAACCGCCTTGGTCATGATTTCCGCAGCAGCCAGCGCTTCCTCCCTGTTGTTCACGCTCAGGGCAAGCTCGTCATGCACTTGCAGCATGGACTGAAATCCTGCTTCTCTGAGCTTGATCATTGCCATCTTCACCTGATCCGCGGCGGACCCTTGGATGAGCTTGTTCACGGCCTTGTACGTGCCAGCCCGCTTGATCCTTGAGCCGTAAGCAATGACTGCCTGCTCGTAAGGCAGCGCCTTGTTGACACCCCACTCGCTGGGCTCCCACAGTGGAAAGCGGCACTTGCGGCCCAGCAGCGTACGGATTGCGCCGCCGGAGTTGGGATGCTCGACCCGCTTCATAACGGCATTGATCGTACCCTTGAGGAACGGCACATTCTGGTGGAACTTCTCGATGAGCGCGGATGCCTCGTTAATGTCCAGATCCAGCTGCGCTGCAAGCTTGTTTTTGCCCATGCCGTACATGAGCCCCAGACCAATCGTTTTGGCGGCTTTGCGCTTGATTCCAGCCATGTCTGCGACCATCTGGTGGAAGTCGGTGTTTGGGTTGTTCTTGTAGGCCTCGACCATGTCCTCAGATCCGGGCAAGCTCAAAAGCGATGCGTAATGCACCAAGAGCCGTGGTTCTTGGGCCGAGAAGTCATTTGATGCCCACAATTGCCCTTCTTCGGGCAGGAAGAGGCTACGCACCATCGGGCCGATGATTTCGTGTCGGGCGGGGACCTGCTGAAGGTTGGGGTTGGCCATGGACAGCCGGCCGGTGATCGTGCCGCCATCGTCGGAGCGCAACTGGTTCACGCTGGGGTGGATGCGGCCGGTCTTCTCGCTGAACTTCAGGTATGGCTGGAGGAAGGTGCTGTGGGTCTTGTTGGTCTCCCGTGCTTCGACGATGAGCTTGGCAATCGGGTGGTCGCATCCGTCCAAGAAGCCCTTGGTAAAGCTCGGTGCTCCGGCATCGGTCTTGGCGTAGCGCAGGTTCAGGCGGTCAAAGGCCAGCGCAATGCTCTGGGCGGTCCAGATGTCTACGCTTTGCCCCGCCATGTTGCGCATCTCCTTGTAGATCTCGGTCTCCCTCTTTTGCAACTGGCCGATCAGGCGCTCGCACTTGACACGGTCAAAGCGGATGCCGCGGCTGGTCATGTCCAAGAGGGCAGGAAAGACCCGCGTCTCAAGATCAAAGATGGCTTCGCACTCATCTTGCTTGAGCTTGATCTTGAAGTGCTGCCAGAGTTTAAGGGTGAGCGCTGCGTCTTGCTCGGCGTACTCTCCTACATACATGGCCGGCAGTTTCCAGAGTTCTTTCTTGGGATGCACACCGAAGTCGGCAGCCGCCTGCTTTAGGCCCTGCTCACTCTTGATCTCTTTGAGGTAGTCAAAGCCCAGAGAATTCAGGCTGTAGGAGAAGCGGTTCTCGTCGAGCACGGGCGCTGCCAGCATGGTGTCGATGATCCGGCCGTTGATCTTGTCAATGCCGGCAGCCCGCATCCAGCCGATGTCGTACGCCGCGTTGTGCATGATCTTGTCGGCTTGCGTAGTCATGACATCTTTCATCCACTTTTCAACCATGCGCTTGTCAAGGTTGCCGCCGCCCTCATGGGCCACGGGGAAGTAGCCGGACCAGCCGTCAACAGCCACGGCGTATCCCACAGGATACCCATCGTTGCGGGGCCAGCCGGGACCGAAGGATTCGAGGTTCGGGTCGCACGTTTCCAGATCGATGGCGATCTCTTTGGCTGTGGAAAGGTTAGGGAAAGTTTGCGGTGCAACCCACTCGGAGTTGATGGGGAACATGGGCAGGGTTCTCATAGCCGAAAGCCTTTTTCTATTTGTTTTGGAAGAACCAGATGCAGCGTCTGCTTGGCACGGGTAACGCCTACGTAAAACAGGCGGTGGATGTTATCGGCATTGGTGGCGTACTCTTTGGCAAACCTCGGGGAAAGGTCCATGAGCAGCATGACATTGTCCGCCTCCCCGCCTTTTGCTCCGTGGATGGTGGAGACCTTGATGCGGACCGGCTCGGAGAGCTTGGTGCCCCGCCGCAGCAGCGCGATCAGGTACTCCCGCTTGTCGTCGGATATCTTCATCAGCGCTTCATGCCAGACACTCTGCACCAACAGGCCGTGGTCCCGCATCAGCTCTTCTATGTCGTAAAACCCGTTTTCGTCAAATCCACGTAGCGTACGAAAGCCTTTGGCCACATTGGTGCCCAGCAGCCGGTAGATGTTGCGTATAGACGTGCCAGAGACCTCTTGGCCCTTGCGCAGGCGCTCCCAATCGACCACGGCGCTGGCTACCCCCTCGGGCAGGCTTGGAACGCCGTTACGCTCGAATAAGACGCCCATGGATTTGAGCCAGTCATGGATCGGATTGAGCATGTAGTTGGTGGATGCCATGATTAGCCACTGTCCTTGGTCCACGGGTATGTCTTCATGGCGGTAGTACGTGTAGACACCGCCCTCGTAGTCCCGTGCCTTCCACGTCTTTTCTTGGCGCTCACCGATACGCTGAACGATGTTGTCGGCCAGATGGTGGACGCTTAGAGGGACGCGGTAGGACTGGTTGAGGACGGTGATCTCGCCGCTGTAGGCCAAGAAGCTTTTGACATCGGCTCCGGCCCACGTGAAGACCGCTTGGTCGTCGTCGCCGGCAATGAAGACGCGCTTTGATCGTTGGGCCAGCGCTTCGACAAGATTCCATTGAAGGCGGGACAAATCTTGCGCCTCGTCCACGATCAGGCACTCGAGCAGGGGCAGGCGGGATGGATTGGCGCAGATCATCTCCAGCAGGTCGGTGAAGTCCAGAAGACTTCGGCTTTGCTTGTAGTGGCGGTAGGTGCGCTCGACAAACTC